AATAATCCTTCTAATACTAATTGATGTGTTTGTGTTCCATCTAATGTTCCAGTAGTACCAATCTTATATTGTGCATTAACACATTTCTCCATAATAGAGGTAAGGGATTTAGCTTTAAATTGATGTGCTTCATCTCCTATTACCATACCATAATTTTTAAACATATTAGCTTGTAACTTATGTTGGGATTGCCAGGTGGATATAATTATTCTTTTATCTGTTGTTCTATCTGCTCCACCATATATCTTATGTCCTAATTTTTCTATATCAAATGTATTATCTTCTTTAGAATATTCTGAGAAATCACTATACATTTGCTCAACTAATGATGTTGTAGGTACAATAATTAAGACTTTATTATCATTATATTTTAGGTAGTGTTTTACCAATAAATAGATGATTAATGACTTACCTGATGCTGTAGGTGATAATAACAGCGATTTAGAGCTCCGTAGCGCGTGCCTAAGCGCGTTTAACTGGTAATCCCTTGGTGATATATGACTGGGTAACGTTGTTTCTTCTAACGTAGCCTCTACTAAATCATCATTATACTCAGGTAATAGATTTATATCTGAGACTAAACTATAATCCCTTTCTTCACAAAATTCTTTTAAATAATGATATAACCCAACATATAAAGTCTTTTTACGCATATCAAATAAACGTATTTTACCATCCCACACGCGGTTGCGGTACGCGGGCATGAACTTATATCCAGGTACATAAAAACAGAAATGCTCTGATAATTCTCTTTCAGTACTAGGTTCACATTCTATTTGTAAGAATGTTTCATTAACCTTATTTACTATTACAGTTTCCATGATTCCAATATTTCTTTTAATCTTCTTTCAGTACTATTAACATCATAACATAGGTATTCATGTATATACCATGATATAAAATTATCTGCATATTCTTTTTGATACCATGATAAATCTTTAACTAACCTAGGGAGTTGGGGTAGTACTTGTAATTTCTTTGTAACCCAATGATATTCTGGCCAACCATAACTTATAATAGGTACACTGTGCATCAAACATTCTATTCCAGCAGTACTATTATCTATAATGGCTACGCGTGTGCGCGGTAGTATATCATGTATAGATTCAAATCCTTCTCTTACATCAACACCCCACGTTCTCCATTTCTCTATTAATCTATCTCTCTTTTGTAACTTAGGATGCATTTTAACTACAATAGGATAATCTGTTTCTTTAACTAATCTTTCTACTATTAGATCTAATTTTCTAATATGTCCACCAAATCCAAATCCTTCTACTGTTTCATCCTTAGGCATTTGGCCAATAACTAATGTATGATTTCTTGGTACGTTTTTAGGTTTTCGCCATTTAAGTATAGCAGAATCATCCCACTTATTAGCTTTAGTTTCAATTAAAGCTTTTATTGCATTATGATCTGTATCAACCCATTCTCTCATTTCTACTTCAAATGGTTCATTAAATGCTAAACAAGAACTATTAGCATAACCTAAATCATCAATCACAAAATGTTTTGAAGTAGGTGCAGTAGGCTTAACAATTAAAGCTTCTTGGTGGGGGATTTTAGTTAAATCTGTATGATTCCAGATATTGAGATGATATTCACTATGATCTATTAAATCTAAAGCTGTTTCTATGCACGCGCGAGCGTGACCGAAGTTGCCCTTCCATTCATATTTAAAATCATGTATTTTATATGCCACTAGTAAATTTACGCCATTCAATCATATTCTTAATATTCTGATGACGCCATTTTATATTATCCATTATCTCTTTTAATACATTAACTATTTCTTCTTGCATAGCTATCTTTAATTGGTGTTCCTGTATAATAGGATCAGCATCATACCATTTATCCATATCACCTTTAAGAACAGTTAATCCATTTAAAGGATCATATTCCCATCCTTTAGTATCTAATTCGTCTTGGGATAACTTACCACCATAATGGAGAAACTTATCTCTCAATAAAGGTTTAAAGTCTAATTCTAGTTTTTTTAATCTGAGTTTTGATTTAGAGTATAAATCAAGATATTTGGAGTGTAATTTTGCGGATTCGCGTGATGCTTCATCTAATGCCATTTCATCTATCTGCGCATCTTTCTTCCACATTTCGAGTAAAGATTCTATATTCATAATGTCTATTATACCACAGTTTACTTAAAAAGTAAACCCTTAAATTATATTATTTCAAAGTATGAGTACTTAAAAGTTACTGAAGCCTGTACATATTCTATATCAGTAGATTGAGCATTAAACTCTATAGCTGATAAAGAGGTTGGAAAAAGATCGTGGAATACTATTTCCTTTTGTGGATTATTATGTGAAGTTAATATCATTAACCTAGCATCATACTTCCAATCTTTTTCGGCTTCTTTTAATGTAGCTAAGTTTTTAATCCAATCCCATATCTCAATATAGTTTTCCATGTTTTCTGTAACATTAAATGTTATACTGAAATCTTCGAAGGTCATTCGATCCCCAGTCATACCTAGATTAACCCCTTTATAAGGAGTATCTACAGATGATATACCTATACCAGGTAATGTAGCTGCAGTACAAAAATACTCTGTATTCGCAAATGCAGAATCTATTTTTAAGGTATAGCCAACTGGGCTAAGAAAGTTTTTATTATCCGTTAATGCCATATTTCTCGTCGTATTTCTCTAGTAACCAATCTCCCCATTTAGATGCGTACTCTTCATGAGTTAATCTAGTAGGAGCGGATATAGGATCATTATTCTCATCACAATAATCTAACCACATTCTAGTAACAAAGCTATCATAATATTCTCTTTTTATTTCATTCATAGTACTATTTATATACTTTATAATCTTAGTTTACACAAGAAAAGAGGGACCGAAGTCCCTCTTTAATAAGTTGTTTCGAAAAACGGTTTACACCATTATGTCATCAACTCTGAAGATTCTAAAGTAAGGGTTAGCTCTGTCAGTACCTACTCCGTCTGTTCCGACGAATGGGTTAGCAACCATGCCATACCTAGTTTTGAATCCGATCCTTGGTTGGAAGTCACTTTCGCCAACGGCTTTAACCATAGTTAAAGGAACGTATGGGCAATAGAACATACCAGCGTCATAAGGGTTTGCACCTCTATAACCTACACACGCGAAGTCTGTAGTTGCATATGGATCGATGTACACTTTAAGTCTTCCATTAAGAACACCAGCGAATGTGTTGCCAGTATCATCAACGTTAAGACCAGTTGATAGTGCAGGAGCGTAATCCATCATACCTGATGCAGCTAAAGCTGAAGCAACGTCAGAAGAAACGATAACATAGTTACCTTTTCCACGTCTTGTTTCTTTAGCGATAACATTAGCTTCTCTTTCGAGTTGCATAATTAGGCCTTTGAATTTCTCTGCCATCCATCTACCGTCACTGTCAGTTCCGACATCAAAGATACCAGAAGTTGCAGTTGAAGATTGTAAAGCACCAAGCTTAGCTTTCGATAAGATTGTTCTTACAACTTCACGGTTGATTTCAGCTAGAATTTCTGCACTTAGGATGTTAGCTAGTTCGCCTTCGGCGTCAAGACCATGAATAGCTTTAAGGTCTTGTGCTAATTCCATTGTGTATTCTGCTTTTAGAGCTCTTGATTTAGCAGTTACAGTTGATTTCTCGATTGAGAAAGCCATTTCTGCAAATGCCGCACCAGCGCCACCAGATGTACCACGGGCTTCCGCAGTAGCTGTAGGTAGACCAGAACCAAAAGTTGATAAAGTATCGTGATCACCGATTGTTCCGTCAGTATCAGCATCAGTTACACCAGCTAATCCAGTTGGATCTGCTTGATGTGTGCCAGTACCTGAGAAGTCTGTGTCAGCTTCATCAAATAGTGCTTCAGTACCACCTTGAGTTGAATACCTTGATTTCATTGCAAAGATAAGACCAGTAGGTCCACTCATTGGCTGAACGCCAGCGATATCATAAGCAATAAGATTAGGCATTGCACGTCTAACAAGAGAGATTAAGACAGGGTCGAAATTATCAACGCCAGATCCAGTTACGTTAGCAGCTGCTTCTGAGATGTTGAAAGATCTTTGTTGTCTTTCTTCTTGTAGGGCTACTTCTTGGTTTTCAAGAAGACGTGCAGTAACACTTTTTTTGTAATGATCATCAATACTTGGAGCGCTTTCGTGCTCTAGTACTGGAGACCATTTTTCAATTAAGTTTTTGTCTGCATTAAACATTTTGTTTTCCCCTATAAGGTTTGCAATTATTTGTTATTAAATTTAGTTAAGGCTTGAGAGTACGCATTCATATTTGAAGATAATTCAACAGGTGTTTCCCCATCTTCGCCTACTAGTGCATCAGATTCATCAGTTGATTCGCTAACTTCTTGTTT